ATATAATGTTGCAAATGGTTCTATCGATCAAGATTACCGTGACCAGCGAGCAGGTATATTTTTAGCAACTGATGATGAAAGTGAACGTAGTGCTCAATTATTAGCTGCACATCAAGAATATCTTATAGCGAAATCAGCTTTAGATGAAGAATATGCACAACGAGAAGCTGATTTAACTCAACAACAATTTGAAACAAAGTTGCAGGTTTATTCGCAAATTGCGGGCATGACTGGACAAGTATTTGATCAGATGGCCAATATGGTCGCTGAGTCGGCAGGCAAATCGAATGCTTTATATAAAACGATGTTTTTAGCCTCAAAAGCAGCGTCAATTGCTCAAGCAATTGTAAATACTGAAGAGGGTGCAACTAAAGCCTTGGCTCAAGGAGGTGCATATGGCTCATTCTTAGCTGCTTTTGTAAGAGCTACAGGTTATGCATCTGTGGGTATTATGGCAGCACAAACGATTCAAGGCTTTGCAACTGGTGGACAAATTAGAGGTTTAGGAAATGGTTTAAGTGACAGTATTCCTATTTGGGCTTCTAATGAAGAGTTCATGATTAAACAATCTTCAGCTAAAAAGATTGGCTTGGATAATCTTAATTATATGAACCAAACTGGTGAGTTGCCTCAAACAGAGTCAAGTCAGATTATGGTACCTCAACTTGCTGAACTGCCTCCAACAGGAAATGCGATTAATGCTCCTGTGTCAGTGAATGTAACAGTAAACTCAGATGGTAGTAGTCAGGTTGACTCATCTGGGCAATATAAATTAGTTGGAGAAGTGCTTGGGAATACAATTCGACAAGTCTTACTTCAAGAATTACGTCAAGGTCGGATTTTATATAATGCGATTCGTGGTTAAAAAGTATCAACTTAGTTTTAAAAATAATAGCTTAATTAGATTATTAAATTTGACATAATTTGAACTAAATATTTTAAATCAAATTTATTAATTTATAGTTTCTTTCTTCTGAAAACTAAAGTATAGTGTAACTAAGATGGTCGAATTATGATTTTGATGCAAAGACTAAAAGCTAACTTTAAAATTAAAGTTAGCTTTTTTATTTCTAATACTTTTATTTTGAAATTTTCAGATTTTTATGAA